GTGCTTCAGCTGCCTTCCCTACTGCCAATGCAATTCTCTCTGAGCCTAACTCTCGTGCTGTCAACCGCTACCGCCCTTTTAAGATCTTTCAGAGATCTATCAGATACCCGATACTGAACAAGTATCCTTCTGCTACCACTATTCATGCAGATAACCCTACTCTCAATCTCTGGGGTCAATGGCACGACATTACCAAGCCTATTGGCATGGTTGGAGATGAGAACGCAGCTCATATCTACATGCAAGCACGTTCAGGCCCTGTGAGCGTTACTATTGGCACTCTTGTTGTAGAGGCCAAGTTTGTTGTAAAGGGACAGTTGGTATAGGTGGTGGTAACTTATTACCCACCACCTATGTTTTGGTGTAACCCTATTCTTAACCCAAACCCTTGCGCAACAAGATTTTGTTGCCGTTACCGAATTTCGGTCATTGAATTACGGTCATTTTAATTCGGTCATTGTACACTATTTCAGTCAATAAAACCATTTATTATGTCATCTTCATCTAGGGCACTGAACAAGCTCTCCAGACTCGTCCCAGCGACGTATCTGGTCGATACGTCTCTCAAGTGGGGCGAAATCCTCGTAGGGGTACCACTCCTTGGGCTCCACGTTGGTTGTGATAATAATAACCCGGGGCACCCACTTTCGGAAGCCTCCTTTAATTGGGACTTCCAGTGGGTACCTGTCAAGTAGCCTAAGCAGAAACCGAAAGCTAATACCGCAGAAATTGCCTCCGCTGAAGTCGTCGATAAGGACGTGTTGTTGGCCATCGTACCCGTCGAACCACTGTCCGTCTGGCTTGCTCCATACGTCGGGGAACTCGTCGTACACTCCTCTCGTTTTGCCAACGTCCGTACGCCCCTTGTAAACCCTGACCTCAGTCTTCCAGCTTCTGGGTGCTAAGCGCATGTCGGCGTAAGTGGCTATAAACTTGGGATACCTTGCTGCCACCCCTGGGAACTCCTCGTAAATCTCGGATACCTTTGCTCCGGCTCTGAGTCGCTGCTGGACAGCAACGAGATCGTTTCGCTTGCCAGCGCCTTTTTCTTGTGGGAGCGTACCGTGCTCCCAGAACTCTCCGACTCTGCTTTCCTCTTTGGAGCAGTAGACACGACACTCGGCTGGGGTACCTCGTCGCGCTTTTGCATAGCATTCAGGAAACAGCTTACGCACATACTGAAGTGAACGGGGCCCGGTGAACTCCACGTAAGCTTGCCAGTGCCTTGTTCCGGTTTCTCCTCCAACCTCAAGTTGTCCGCAAGCATAGCGAATGTTCGTTGAGTGCTCCACGTTGTCCTTTGCCTCCCGTAGGTGTTCATCACTGACATTGTTCCACGTGATGCACCACCCCCTTGATTGACCGCTCTTATTGATCCTAGGCATTGTTGTAACAACCACCTACTCAGTTACTTCGCTTAAATAACCACCTAACCAATCATATCCAATCATGACGTCACATACCTACGTCATACGCTCCAAAATCGCCCCCCGGGCGATTTTGCGTGCTTAGGGTTTATAAAGTGAGCTGGACACTATCGGGTTAGTTTCTAAAAAGCCAGGGTTCTCATACGCTTCACATCACACTCTATCATGAGGAGAAGGTTCACACGCCGCAGACGCCCTATGCGTACCTTCAGACGCAAGAGACCTATGTTTCGCAGACGCCGCTTGTCCAAGGGCTATCGCAGGCAGGTTCGCTGGCAACAGCCTATGACCATTACAGACAAGTTTTCTGTAAATTGGAACACAGATGGATCTGGCAACGCACTGTTTGCGTTTAACTTTAATGGAGCACCTTACGGCAGCTCCTCGACCAACTCAATGACCTTGTATGGCAGTCCGAGCTCTCTGGCATATGGCCAGTTTCCAAAGTTTGGAGGCATTCAGACTGTGTGGGAGCAGTGTCGCTGCGCTTGGGTTAAGATTAAGTTTTATCCCTCCATGCCTAATGACACAATTGCTGTTGGTGCATATAACCCTGTTTACATTATGAAGGAACGTGATGGAATTGACTTCAGTGCTTCAGCTGCCTTCCCTACTGCCAATGCAATTCTCTCTGAGCCTAACTCTCGTGCTGTCAACCGCTACCGCCCTTTTAAGATCTTTCAGAGATCTATCAGATACCCGATACTGAACAA